CAAGACAGGCTGATCCTGAACGGCCGGACCATGGTGATCACGATTGTCGATGACACGGTTCATCAAATGAACGGCGTGATCATGGCGATTGAGGTCGAAGTCAACGGCGCTTGAACTTGGCGATCACCACGAAGTTTGATTTGATCGACGTTCGCAAGATCATGGATGATTTTGCGGGAACGGATGCGGAGATTTCGGCTGCGCTGGCGGCTTTTGCCCGGCAGGAAATTGCGGCTGCGGATGAGCAGAACGCCCGGTCAAATGGCCGCAAGATTCCGCACACGGTTTATGTGGACGGTCGCGAAGGCGCTCCGCTTACATCGGTCAAGCCAAACGGGATGATTGTTGCTGAGTGGGAGTTTGGCGAGGAAATCGTCGCCTGGTGCTACAAAGAGCTTCGCGCATACGCTCCGGTTCTGTCCGGAGAATACCGGGACAGTATCACGATATTTGCGGATGACATTGCGGTGGCAACGCCTGCCGATGCTCGCGGTGCTGAAGAAGTGGTGCTTGTGGCAACTGTGCCATACGCGAGAAAGCTGGAAGGCGTTTCCGGGTCAAAATATATGTCGAACGATGCACCGGACGGCATCTTTCAGGTTGTCGCTGGCCTTGCAAAGAAGCGCTTCGGCAATCAGGCGAAGATTTACTACACGTTCCGCAGCGTTCATGGCGGCGGCACGTCATTGCAGGCTTGGGCCTTCAGCAATTCAATTCGCAGGGGCGGCGGGGCAGCAAGGCAACGTCGCCAGTTTGAGAAGAATCTTCGCAACCCCGCAATCCTGATCAGGTTCGTTTGATATGGCCACACTCGCGATAATGAACATCGTCGAGGCGTTGATTGATGAAAAGTGGCCGGGCGTTGCTCCGGTCATCGTCAATCAGGGGGGCGCGGTCCCTCAAGACTTGGCCACTTATGCGACGATCACCTATCCGTTCGCAAAAGAGGATCAAATTGAACTTGGCCCGTCCGACGGAAACCGGATGTATCAGGTTGATGGCGGATTTGTTTTCACGCTGAATATCGCGCGCGGTTTGGACGTGAAGCAATACCTTGAGACGATAGACGCCTTTCGCGCTTCTCTCAGGGGCTATGTCTCGGAGGATGGTCACTTTCGCCTTTATGGCATCAACCCCGCTTTCATCAACAATGAGAGCGATCACGGCGCTTATTTCCAGATCAGCGTCGGCATTGAATACGAACATAATGTGTTCGGCTAAGGAGAACCAGAATGGCTATCGCTGACACCTCAAAGACTCGCATTGCCTACATCGCGGAATCGACATTCGGCACCACGCCGTCAACCCCGACGTTCAAAGAACTGCGCCGCACGAATGGCGGTTTGCAGCTTCAGAAGGGCACGGTTCGCTCGGACGAGATCAATCTTGATCGCAACGTGCGCGATGAGTTTGCGGTGTCTCACGACATTACAGGATCGATTGATTTCCAGATGTCGCATGCGACGCTTGATGACATGCTCGAAGCGGTCATGGGCGGGACATGGGCGGCAAACGTCCTGAAGGCTGGCGGCACAAGCCGGTCCTTCACCTTCGAGGAAACGATTGATATCGGCGGCGGCAACTTCTCCTATCAGCGTTTTGTCGGGACATCCGTCAACACGATGGAACTGAACGTAGCCGCCCGCCAAGCCGCGCGCGGCAGCATTGGCTTGATGGGCCGTTCGCAGGCGCAAGATACGGCGATCATCACCGGGGCCACCTATACGGCATCGAACGCAGAGCCCATCATGACGGCGGATTCTGTGGCGTCTCTTTCCGTGGCTTCGCTCTCTGGCCTGAACGTCAAGAGCCTGTCGCTGAACATTTCCAACAACCTTCGCATCCGCGATGAAGTTGGCAGCCTCTACACGCAAGAATTTGGCATGGGCCAGATCGACATTACAGGCCGGATGAGCGTGTATTTCGAGAGCAACGACCTGATGACCGAAATCCTGAACCATGGCTCAGGGACGCTGCAATTCACAATTGGCCCGACCACAAACAAGAAATACACGTTCAAGCTTGGAACCATCAAGTTCCTGAACGGCCCGATTGTTCTTGGCGGCCGGGATGATGATGTGATGCAGGAAGTTGAATTTCGCGCCATCTACAATTCGTCCGACACGTCAAGCATCGTTGTCACCCGCGTTGTCGCCTGATCATAGGGGCTGAACATGAAAATGAAGGCAAAGGAATCGTTCACTTGGTATCCGGACGGCAAAACGCCGTCCGTGATTGTCGAGGGTCAGGAATTCGAGGTCGAGAGCCAGGCGGACGCCGATCTCTTGGCCGCGAAGAAACACGCTGAAAAGGTCGCCGGTGAGGCGTCTTGGCGTGAAAACAAGGGTGGTCAAAAATGAAACTTTCAAGCCTGAAGCGTGATGTCGTCGCCATTGAACAGGGACAATGGATTGAAGGACTCCCGCAGATGGGCGATCTTCGCTTGAAGCTTCGCGGGTCCGACAATATGGACGCGCGCAAGCTGCGGCAGAAGCTTATTGATCAAATCCCTGCGCGTGAACGCTCGAACATCTCGATTGAGAAGAACGATCAGATCGTTGACGAAGTTCTGATCGAAACAATTGTGGTCGATTGGGGCGGTCTGACCGGCGATGACGGCCAGCCAATCCCGTATTCCAAGGAAAAGTGCGCCGAACTGATCCGCGCGCCGGAATACCGGGCCTTCCGTGAAATCGTCGTCATCGCCTCGGCGGAAGTCGGCGCGAACATTGTTGAGGCCTCGGAGGCCGACGCAAAAAACTGATTGACTGCCTGCTTTGGAATCTGAAGTGGGCAAAAGATGAAGAATGGCTTCGGTCTGACGCCTTTACGGAGCCGCCGAAAGCCATTCGCGAAAAGCCTGAATTGCAACCGCATCTCTACTTTGTGTGGGAAGCTTTTCAGGCTCTTGACCGTGATCGGCCTACAGGCTTCGGCGTCGGGGCCATCCCGTTCGGATCAATCGACACATTTGCGAAACGCTATGGCGTCGATGACGTTGATCATTTCGACAATCTCAGGCGGCTTGTCCAGAAAATGGACGTGGCGTTCATAGAGCATTTCGAGAAGATCAGGGAAGCTAAGGAGAAACAGGGGAAGAATGGCCACAACCGTTGAACAAATACGTCGTTTGACGGTTGAATACCAAACGCGGGGCGAAGCCGCGTTGCTGCAATCGCTGAGAGGCGTTGCAATGGACGCGAACAGAACCGAAAGGTCTGTTCTCGGTGCAAGCAATGCTTTCGAGGCGTCGGCGCGGCGTATGGACCCTTCGTTGCGCGCTCAGGCGCAAGCGCTGAAAGAGATCGGAGTAGGCTTCCGGGCTTTTGAGCAAGGGGCCATATCGGCCGCAAGGCTGACACAGCACCTTGACGCTGTTGAAGCAAAATACGGTCGTGTCAGGGACGCGATTAACAGCGCGTCTATGGCTCTTGAGCGTCAAATTCAGGTCTCGAATAGGCAAGCGACCGCTAGGGCGGGGATTGATAGTATCCTTGGCGTTCGGCCTGCTCAGCCCGGTCGTGGCGATGATATCGCGGCCTACGGCAAGGCGCTTGACGACACGCGCGCCAAGTTCAATCCGCTTTTTCAGGCAGGCTTAACCTATCGCCGCTCGCTGGATGAATTGCGTTCGGCCCACAAGGTAGGCGCGATATCGGCCAAGGAATATGCGGACGGCCTAGCCAGAATTAAGGAGCAGGCAAAGCAAAGCGTCTCCGAAATCAATGGCGAGCGCCTCGCCCGCCTTGGCCAGATGCCCGGCAACCGCCTTCGCCAGCATCAAATTGCAAACCTCGGATATCAAGCGAACGACGTTATTTCCGGCCTGATCATGGGCCAATCGCCCGGCATGGTTGCGGCGCAGCAGGGCGGTCAGATATTCCAGCTTTTGCAGGATCACCCCGGCGGCGTGAAGGGGTCAATCCGCGACATTGGCGGCTTGCTCACCGGCATTCTCACGCCCTTGCGTCTCGTCTCTGGCGGTTTTGTTGCGATTGGCGTGGCGGCGATAGCGGCTTTCAACGCTGCTGAAAATCGCCTGATTGCCATGACGCAAGCCCTGAACGGGTTTGGCGCAATGTCTGGCCTCACGGTCAGCAATTTGAACCGGATTGCGACGGCGGCGGC